AGTAGATAACTTAGATGACTGTCATTTCTATCATTATGCTTTACAATTGAGTATTTATATGTATATTATATTGAAGCATAATCCTAAGCTAAAACCAGGAAGAATATTTATACACCATGTTATGTTTGAGGTAGAGGCTGAAGATAATTGGGGGTATCCTGTAACTAAGAAAGATGAGAATGGAGACCCTGTAATAAAAGAAGTAAAACCAATTGCAGTACCTTATCTAGTAGATGAAGTACAGGCAATTATTCACTATATGAAAGACAACCCAATTAAAAAGAAATAATGATAGTTAAGCTATTTGAAATACAAAACAATGTAGTAATACCAACTGAGCATTGTTATACTTTAAAGGCATTGAAAGATATCATGGATGATTATCCAGAAGATTACCTTAAGATATATCAGTATCTGTTCTACATGACATGTCCTAATCCAGATATGAATCCTTTCTTCTATACACCAGATATAGATAAAGAAAACCTGATCATGCAACAGATAGAAGGTGAGTTCTCAACAGAAGATGATGCTGTGTTTACTGCGCTTAAATTCTGTGAAAGAATGTATGAAACTCCAACATCCAGAGCATATAAAGGTATTGCATCCATGTTAGATAGATTAGCAAGATATATGGAAGTAACTACAATTACTGCAGGTAGAGATGGTAATATAAACTCTCTAATTAGCGCAGCTAAAAACTATGATGCAATTAGACAGTCTTTTAAAGGAGCCTATAAAGATCTTCAGGAAGAGCAATCAAGCAGAGTAAGAGGTGGGCAGGGGCTTGCGTATGATTCATAAATTATTAATAATTAATTACTTATGAACTATATAAAAATATATAACAAGCTTATAATTAAAGCAAAATTAGAAAGTAGAAAAAGATCTGATGATGTTTATTATGAAGCTCATCATATAAAGCCAAAATCATTTGGAGGAAAGGGTGATGGTAGAAATACTGTCCACCCTAATATAGTATTATTAACACCAAAAGAACATTACATTGCACATTTGTTATTAGTTGCAATATATCCCAATTCACCAGCAATGCATAAAGCATTGTGGAATATGTGTAATGTAAAAAAAGATTTAAGATTCAAGCCTTCAGCAAAAACATATTGCAAAATTAGAACAGAATATATAAAAAATACTAAAGGTTCTAATAACCATTTTTTTGGCAAAACACATTCAAATGAAAGTAAATTAAAAATTAGCAAAAAAGCAAAAGGAAGACAAACTTTTTTAGGTAAGACACACACAAAAGAATCTAAATTAAAAATGAGAAACTCTCAATTAGGTAAAGCAGTTTCAGAAGAAACTAGGGTTAAAATAAGATTGAGTGTATCAGGTGGTAATCACAATAATGCTAAAAAAATTATATGTACTCAAACACAAAAATTATTTGGTTCTGGTAAAGAGTTATCTGAATATTTGAATATACCATTTAGTACTATTAGATCTTATTTAAATGGAAATTCAAAAGCTCCTAAATGGTTTTGCTATCAAAGAGTTTAATTATGAGTGAAATTTATCAAGACATACCAACTTATGACAATGGAGACTGGACAATTACAAGTTTTGAATCCAGAGAGGAGTTCAGCAACTTTATCTTTAGCATATTTAAAGAACCAGGTAAGTACAACTTCAATGAAACTACAAATAAAGTTTTCATATCTGAGTCAACAAAATTTAAAAAAGATGGAATATACACTCCGGCACCCTACAGATCAAAAGACTTTATAACATATTGGGATGACCAAAAAGCTAAATGCCGTAAAGGTGTAATAGTTAAAGATGGTAATAATGCATGGTTCATTGCCAGAGAATACTACATGTGGTTAAACTTTTTACCAATTTTTGATAAAGAGTTGCAACAATTTGGGTTTGCTAAGATACGGGATGCTCAGTATCATATGGCATTATATGAACTATTAGCTGAACTTAACTATAAACACTCTGCAATATTAAAGAAAAGACAGATAGCTTCTTCTTACTATCATATGGGTAAACTTATAAATCAGCAATGGTTTGAAGCAGGGGTAACACTTAAGATAGGAGCTAGTCTTAAAGATTATATTAATGAGAAAGGATCCTGGAAGTTTTTACAGGAATATGCTGCATTCTTAAATGAACATACAGCATGGTACAGACCTATGTCACCGGATAAGGTAATGATGTGGCAACAGAAGATTGAGGTAAGAAAAGGAGATAGAAAAACAGAAGTTGGTCTTAAAGGTACTATACAAGGTATGTCATTTGAGAAAGATCCAACAAATGGTGTAGGAGGTCCGGTAAAATACTTCTTCCATGAGGAGGCTGGAATTGCTCCTAAGATGGATCAGACATATGAGTACATGCGCCCAGCCATGAGATCTGGACTTATTACTACAGGAATGTTTATAGCTGCAGGATCTGTGGGTGATTTATCTCAGTGTAATCCACTAAGAGATATGATCCTTAATCCATTATCTAAAGATGTATATGCAGTAGAAACAGATCTTATAGATGATAAAGGCACTCAAGGTATGTCAGGTTTATTTATTCCTGAACAATGGTCTATGCCTCCTCATATTGATGAATATGGTAATTCACTTGTAGAAGCTGCATTAAAAGCATTAGATGAGCAGTTTGATAAATGGAAGAAAGAACTAAACCCGGAAGACTACCAGTTAAGGATATCTCAGCATCCAAGAAATATTAAAGAAGCATTTGATCATAGAACAGTATCTGTATTTCCTACTCACTTGCTTGCAGCACAAGAAAGAAGAATAGAAGATAAGACATATGGTTATGAATTCTTAGATATAAGCACAGATGAGAATGGTAAGCCTGCTGTAATGCCTACAAATAAAAGACCTATATCAGAGTTTCCTATATCCAAAAAGACAGAAGATAAAACAGGAGTATTAGTGGTATGGGAAAGGCCGGTTAAAGATCCAACATTTAGAATGTACTATGCATCTATAGATCCGGTATCAGAGGGAAAAACTAATACATCAGAATCACTATGTTCAATATATGTAATGAAAGCTCCAATTGAAGTAACTAAAGTAACTGGTGTAGAAACAGAAAATTATATAGAACAGGGTAAAATAGTAGCAGCATGGTGTGGAAGATTTGATGATATAAATAAAACACATCAAAGACTAGAACTAATTATTGAGTGGTATAATGCCTGGACAGTAATTGAAAACAATATTTCACTATTTATCCAGTATATGATATCTAGAAAAAAACAGAAATATCTAGTACCTAAAAGTCAGATAATGTTTCTAAAAGATCTTGGATCTAATGCTAATGTATTCCAGGAGTATGGTTGGAAAAATACAGGTACTCTTTTTAAAGCACACCTTCTTAGTTATGCTATAGAATATTGTAAAGAAGAAATAGATGTGGAAACAAAACCTGATGGTACAATAGTAAGAACTAAATATGGTATAGAAAGAATTCCGGATCCAATGTTGATGAAAGAAATGAGAGAATATGCTGATGGAGTCAATGTAGATAGACTAGTTGCCTTTGCTGCTCTTGTTGCTTTTATGAGAATACAACACTCAAATACAGGTTATCCAAAAAGAACAATCATGGATGATGTGGCTAAAAACTTGCAAAAGTCTGAAAATTTTAGTAAATTAAATAGAAGTCCATTTAGACATATGGGAGGTTCTGGTAATTCATTAAGCAAAGGAATCACAAGATCCCCTTTTAAAAATATTAAATAGGTACTATGAAGATAATAAATGCTTTACAGGCAAAAGGAGGAGCAACAACAGAAAATAACAGAATGGGTAGTATTACCCAACCGTTACAGTTTATTCCTAAAAAAGAAAAAGATGAAAAGTGGGCAGCTTGGAATTTAGATTGGTTAGAGTGGCAAGGATTAAAACAAATCCGGAGAAATGCCAGAAGACTAATGAAAAATTATAAACTGGCCAAAGGTATAATAGACAAGTCTGATTATATAGTAGAAGAGAATAATGACTATAGAGATATAGTTGAAACACTTACTAAAGAAGATGTATCAGCACTTGAACTTAAGTTTTACCCAATTATCCCAAATGTTATTAATGTTCTAGTAGCTGAATTTGCAAAGAGATCTACTAAGCTTACATATAGAGCAGTAGATGAGTTCTCATACAATGAGATGATGGAGCAAAAAAGACAAATGGTGGAAGATGTCCTATTAGAAGATGCAAGACTTAAAGTATCTTCTGCACTTATGGATAAAGGTCTTCAACCTGATTCAGAAGAATTCCAACAAGAAACATCTCCAGAAAAACTTAAATCTCTTCCTGAAATTGAAATGTACTTTAGAAAAGACTACAGATCAATGGTAGAAGAGTGGGCTACACATCAGCATAAAGTAGATGTAGAGAGATTTAGAATGGATGAGCTTGAAGAAAGAGGCTTCCGTGACATGTTAATTACAGATAGAGAGTTCTGGCATTTCCGTATGATGGAGGATGATTATGAAGTAGAGCTTTGGAATCCAGCTATCTCATTCTATCATAAGTCTCCAGATGCAAGATATATATCACAAGCTAACTGGGCTGGTAAAACTGATATGATGACTCCGGCAGATGTTATTGATAGATATGGTTATCTAATGGATGAAGAACAGTTAAGAGCACTTGAAGCTGTTTATCCTATCAGATCTGCAGGTTATACTATTGGTGGTCTTCAAAATGACGGTAGCTTTTATGATGGTACTAAATCACATGACTGGAATACAAACATGCCATCTCTTGCATACAGACAATATACTACTGCAATGGGTGGTGCTGTATTAGAGGGTGGAGATATTATTACACAGATACTTTCTGAAGGAGAAGATTATTATGATCAAGGTACTGCATATCTATTAAGAGTATCTACAATATACTGGAAGTCTCAAAGAAAGATTGGACACCTTATTAGTATAGATGATAATGGCCAAGTAGAAATGGATATAGTAGATGAAGACTATAAGATATCTACAAAACCTATATATGATACTAGGTTATTTAAAAACAAAAGCAAAGACAATCTAGTATATGGTGAGCATATAGACTGGATATGGATTAATGAGGTTTGGGGTGGTATTAAAATAGGACCAAACATTCCTTCATTCTGGGGTATGAATAATCCTGGTGGATTTACTCCTATGTATATTGGTGTTGATAAACCTAAGATAGGTCCATTAAGGTTTCAGTTTAAAGGTGACAATTCACTATATGGATGTAAACTTCCAGTAGAAGGATCTGTATTCTCAGACAGGAATACCAAGTCTACTGCACTTATTGACTTAATGAAGCCATACCAGATTGGTTATAACATAGTAAATAATCAGATAGCGGATATCTTAGTAGATGAGCTTGGTACTATAATCATGCTTGACCAGAATACTTTACCAAGACACTCCTTAGGAGAAGATTGGGGAAAAGGAAATTATGCTAAGGCTTATGTAGCTATGAAGAATTTCCAGATGTTACCTTTGGATACTTCTATTACAAATACTGAGAATGCATTAAACTTCCAGCACTTCCAAAAACTAGATCTATCTCAGACAGAGAGATTAATGTCAAGGATACAGTTAGCTAATCACTTTAAGCAACAAGCTTATGAAGTAATAGGTGTAACTCCACAAAGAATGGGACAGCAGATTGCACAAATGACTGCTACCGGAGTAGAACAAGCAGCAGCTTCTTCATATGCTCAAACAGAAATGTTCTTTGTACAACACTGTGATTACTTAATGCCAAGAGTTCATCAGATGCGTACTGATCTAGCTCAGTTCTATCATTCTACAAAACCATCAAGCAGGTTAAGTTATATAACCACAGCTGATGAGAAAGTAAACTTTGAGATAAATGGTACTGAGTTATTAATGAGAGATCTTAATATCTTCTGTAGCACAACTGCAAATCATAGAGCTGTATTAGAACAGTTAAAACAAATGGCTATGCAGAATAATACTACAGGAGCTAGTATCTATGATCTTGGTAAAATTGTTCAATCTGATTCTATTGCTGAACTTAACAGTGCTCTTAAATCTTCTGAGCAAAAACAACAGCAACAAAAACAAGAAGAAATGCAACAACAACAGCAAATGCAAGAACAACAACTTCAGAAACAACAAGAGATTGAGAAGATGAAGATTGATGCTACTGCTGCTGAGAAAGAGAAAGATAGACAAACTGAAGTTCTTATTGCTGAAATTAGAGCAGCTGGTTATGGATCTATGGCTGATGTCAACAAAAATGAAATCTCTGACTATCAAGATGCTATGAAAGACATTAGACAAAGTGAACAGTACATGGCCCAAAATCAATTGCAAAGAGATAAAGAAGCTACTAGAACCATGTTAGATAGAGACAAGAATGCTATTGAAAGAGAGAAGATACAAGCACAAAGAGAAATAGCTGATAAGCAACTTCAGGTGGCTAGAGTAAATAAAAATAAATATGATAAGGGTGGTTCAGTGAAAAATAAAAAGTAGTATAGCTATATAGTGCAGAAAAAGTTTTGCTGACTTTTAAATTTATCAAGTTTATTTTGTATATTGAAGTATAACATAAAAAACCAACACTTATGGAAGACACAACCAAAACTGGGGAAACCCAGACATTAGACACTACAACGGTAGGTCAAGTAGATGTAAATATTGATGAGATCTTTGGAATACCTGGGGCAGAAAATGTAATGCTTCCAGAAGATGGCAAAGAAGATGATAAACCTAAGTCTTTATTTTCAAAAGAAAATGTAGACACTACGTTCCTTGACAACTCACCTGCTACTCCAAAAGAAAAGGAGGAAGCAGCTGAAAAGAAAGCAGAAGTTGAAGAAACCATTGCAGAGCTTGATGGTTTAATTGCACAAGAAGAAGATGCTGGAAATAAAGGAAGACCTAAAGTAGATAAATCTGGTCTTTATGATTTAGCACAGAAAATGATTGAAGAAGGAAGTCTAATACCTTTTGATGATGATAAATCATTAGAAGATTATACTACTAAAGACTTCAGAGAGTTATTTGAAGCTAACTTTCAAGAAAGAGAAGACAAAGTAAGAAATAATGTACCAAAAGAATTCTTTAATTCACTTCCTGAAGAATTGCAATATGCAGCTAAATATGTAGCTGATGGTGGTCAAGATCTTAAAGGTTTATTTAGAACCTTAGCTCATGTAGAAGAAATGAGACAACTTGATCCATCTGATGAGTATGATCAAGCTGAAATTGCAAGACAGTATCTTTATGCTACAAATTTTGGAACAGCTGAGGAAATAGAATCAGAAATCCAAGATTGGCAAGACATGGATAAGCTAGAACAAAAAGCTAACCAGTTCAAACCAAAGCTAGATAGAATGCAAGAAGAAATTATTGCAAGACAACTAGCAGAGCAAGAAGATAGAAAAGAGCAACAACAAGCAGCGGCAAAAGCTTACACAGATAATGTATATAGTACTCTTGCTGCAGGT